CCAAACATGGTTGAGCATATGGCAACTCAATGCTGATGCCAAAAACTCAAGCTTTGTGTGTCTGAGATGTGCAACATGTTTGGTGAAACGTGTGGGCGTGTAAGTCCACGCTCCATCACGTTTGTGGAACTCGTTAGAGAAGAATTCGCAACTGTCGAATTGTGGATGGGTTTTGAAATCGGTGACGTCAAACCCTAAATCCCGCATCTCTTGTTGGTATTTTTCAATAGGAAATTTTGGAGGGAAGGTCTGCATCACATCATCTCCACCAGCTACGATGGCATACTCCTTACTGAGAATTTGATCTCGAGAATAGCCCATACGCAACATAGTGAGAATATGCAAGGCGACTTGTCCCATGCTATTGAATGCGATTGTCATAAAGAAACCGCTCTTCATTCCTCCTGGAACCACTGGTGCGAAAACCTCACCATTAGTGCAGCAATATTTGGAGTCACAAGCAACCCGCATGACAGAACTTTTGATATCTTCCAGGTATTCCTGAAATGACTCATCAGACATGTCAGCTGGTTGTACTGCCAACTCCTGTGTTGTTCGATAACAAACTTCGAACAACCACATGAAGAAATTGTAATCCCACGCTTTCTTGTCACTATCCGATACTGTGCCCGGAAAAATGTCAGCCATATGCTTGATGTCACCTGGCCGCTGCGGATTAAAAGCAAACTTAATTGGGGATTGCTTCCAATTATCAACCAGAGATGTCGCAAAATTACCAAAAATGGCGTTGTGCTTGATCATCTCATGAAGAGGGAGACCTGATACCACTCGAATCATTCCTTTATCGAGCTTCTCTCTCTTATTCGGCTCGGCTTTACCGAACATCTTCAGAAAGAGATCATCAGAAGAGTTCCACTCTTTCAAAACCAATTGAGCTAACCCCTCCTTGGTGTATTTGTTAATAACACTTTCGTTGGTGGCTAGACCATTAGCCTGGTACGGATGGCCTGGACTTTTTGAATCTCTTACTGCAGATGAATCGATAATGTCAATGATGTTAGACATCGACTTGTAATCAGGGTCGGGCTCATACTTGTTGTTCTCCATCATCTCGGCTAGTATCATGACCACTTTGGTCAACTCGCTCTCAGATGGTGGTTTAACAACAGACTGCACGCGCTGATGATACAACTCTAAATGTTTAACTACCGAAGTTGCTTCTGTATCCGCGTTTATGATGGGATAGGCATATTTACTAGAGTCATAACCCATTTC